AGACCACGATAGAAAAGTATGTGATGCTGTTAATATTTTATTTAAACGTAGAGAGAATTTAGAAATTTTTAATAAAAAAGCTCTTTATATCTATATAAGAGAAATGACTGACGTAGATACTCCTGTTATTACTAAAGTAACCAAAAAATGAAAGACAGTATATAAAACATTATATAATGAATTTAATGAAACCGGATATGTAAGAGTCTAAAAATTCCATATTTATAATAAAGCGATATGGATTCATTAAACCAAATAATATTTGACGATAAATCTTTCGGAGATTTATTAAAAGAAATTCACGGTAATCAAAAGAAAAAAGCTAAACAACTTGCTTCTTTAATTGCCGAATTACGTCCTTTAGTCCAATCCTTAGGCGATGCTACAGTTGTAGTTCCTCTAATCAAAGAATATATGGAAATAAGCGTTAAAAATGACGACCAACTAATTAAGATGGCAGCTATTGTACAACGTTTATCAGTAGGGGCGAATTCAAATGGAGATGGTGGTTTATTAACTGAAGACGAAATGGATCAATTGATGGATGTAGCTGAAGAAATATCAAAAACAGTTGAAGAGCCTAAACAAATAGAATCCCCAGATGCAATCTAATTTAAAAGCAGTAAGGGTACACGATATTATCTTAAATGATAAACATGAAAGGTTTAATGAATTAGGAAAATATGATTCTATAGGAATGATATCTTATACAGAACTGAATGCAAATACTCCTTATATTTTAAGGGAACTTCCTGTAGCTAGACCTTTATTTTATAATTTTACTCAAATTCCAACTAAACAAGAAATAGTATATATTGTAATAGGTCCTGATTCTGAATATATTAATGATGAGAGTTCTCATATAGCTTATTATCTCCCTCCAATAGGTATACAAAATACTCCTATACATAATGCAATGCCTTCTTCAATTGCAATTGATTCTGGTACTCTTACTATAGAAGAAATTGAAGGAGGAGCAACGGCTACAGCTGAAGAACTTCCTTTTTATGTAGATTTAGGAAAAGATTTTAAAGAAGTAAAAAATATAAGGCCCTTAAAAATAGAAGAAGGAGATATATCAATTGAGGGAAGATATGGTAATTCTATAAGGTTTGGATCAGATGGAGGATATACTAATCCTATTACGATTATAAGAAATGGCCAATCAGATAATAAAGATAAAGAACCTTTTGAACATACAGGAGAAGATATAAATAACGACAATTCAAGTATTTATTTATATTCAAGTGAAGCTGTAAATCTATCTGTAGCTTCACTTCATGATAGTTCTTATCTTACAGATATATATAAAGAAGAAGACGAAACAGAACCTTTTGTATCAAATGAGGATATGAAAGCAAATGTAAAAGAAGATATAGTAATGACTGATGCAAAAGAAATCCCTAACCAAGATTTAGTATGCGATGAAAGTTTTGAATACACAGGAACTGACCCCTCTGGAGGAGGTGTAGAAATGGAAAATAGCTGCCCTACTCCTTATGTAGGCGTACCATCAGGTAATGGATGGTTTAGAAATCCTATAGATATAGAAATAAGTAGAGGTCGTGGATCAGATTACCACCCTCCAGGACATGCAGCATTAGATTTAACTGCTACCCCAGGAACTCCTATATATGCCGTACATGATGGACAAGTAAAATTTGATGAAGGTAATGGGGTGTACCCTTCAGAAACTGGAGCAACTGGTAATTATAATGATATGTGTGGGGGAAGATTAAGACTACGCAAAATGAAGTATATAGATGGAAGAGGGGCATATTGGTTTAATTGTCATACTTGGAAATTAGCTGAGGGAGTAAAAGATGGAGATTGGGTAAAAAGAGGTGACCATATAGGGTATTCAGGGGGTCCAGGAAATAGATCATCAACAAAATATAAAGATGCAGCAATGAAGCTTAATAATGGAAATTCAAAAGGGGGTCATGTTCATATAGTATATGAAATATGTCAAGAGGGTCAAGAAGAATGTAGCCCTCGAGGGCCTTCAAAAAAGAGAAAAGAAGGAAACAGAGTAAATCCATGGGAACATCTCACAGTTAATGAAATATTTGATTTAGATGAGTGGTTGAAATTGCCTCTTGAGCAACAACTCGGAATAGAATCTATGGGGACCCCATAAAAAATAAAATATGAGTAACGAAAATATACAAGCCCCAAACGAATATAAAGGAAATCAAGTATTAATAAATTCTGATAGATTAATATTTAATGCTAAAACAGATAGTATTTTATTATTTTCAAATGAAGTTATAGGATTTAGTACTAATGGTAGTTTCCATTTTGATACTAGTGATAATGAAACAAGTAAATTTGTAATAAGTTCTCCTAATATCTATTTAGGATTAGCTGATAAGAAACTACCCACAGAACCTGCTGTCTTAGGGGATAAATTAGAGGATTTATTATATTCAATATTACTTTTAATACAAAAATTAACAGGAGATATAGAATTTAAAGTATCATATGTAATACCTTCTCCAGGAGGTTTAACAGGGTTAAATCCCCTTAATACTAGTGCTTTACAAGGAACAAGAGATCTGATTGATAGAATAAAAAATCAAATTAAGGAAATGAAAAGTGAAACTACAAAAATAGCATAAAATGTCTACACAATCTGTAAGAAATATAATAAATAATCAGATAGATTCTTTAATAGAAAAAGCAAGAGTAAAAGTTGAAGAAGAAGGTAAAAAACAAGTAACAAAATTTAAAGAAAAAATACCTACACCCAAAGAATTAGTAGAAAAACTAAAAGCAGATATAAATCCAGATACATGTAGTAAAGAAGGTAAAGAAAAATTCAATAAAAAAATTGATAAGGAATTAGATAAGCTGAAAAGAATAGAAGATATATTAAATAAATCAAATAATAAATTACAAGGCACACACCAAGATCTAACAGATTTAATAGAAAATAATGGAGTAGTAAAAACAATAAATGGAATAACAGATGCATTAAAACCTATAACAGATTCTTTAAAAAATGTAATAGCAGTATCTCCTGCGGCATTAATGTCACAAATGTCCCTTCCGGTTACTGGAGGTCCTGTTAGTGGTTTAGCTATAAAACAACTATCAGATGCAATAGATTTTGCAAAAGCATTAATAGCAGAATTTGTTGGGTTAGTAGATAGTATCCCTTTAATGCTTAATTTTTATCAAAACCAAGCTAAAGAAATTGTTAATAAACTTAACAAAATAATGGCTAAGATAGCGGATTTATTAGATAAAATACAGAAATTAAAACTTTATATGTTAAGTTTAAAAATCCAATTTGAAGCAGATTGTGCCGAATTATTAGCTTCTGGTAATAGTGGTGGTATACCAACTACAGGTATTACCCCTCCATTAACATCAGATCAAATATATCAACAATCATTAGATGAATTAAAAATAGTTATACAACAACTTTATGATGATACATTAGCTGATTTAATAATCCAAGGGAGAACCAAAGCAGTAGAAAGGATATTTACTCTTACTAAAGAACTTAAAGAAGGTTATAATATTAGTTTTAAAGTAATAAAAATATAAGAAACAAATTAATTTTATATTTATAACAAACACAAAAAATAATGAAAGCAAAAACATTTGAAAATCTAATTAGAAAAATAGTTAGAGAAGAAATTGATTATGCGTTACGCAGAGAAATCAAAACACTTAAAGAAGATTTACGTGATGGATTAAAACCAACAATTACAGAACATAATGAAAAAATAAATGAGAAAAATTCTTTAAAAGAAAAATTAATGGGCTTAAATCCAATCCCTAAGAAATCTTTTGAAAAACAAAACTTTACATCTAACTCTTCCTTAAATGATTTATTAAATGAAACAGCAATGGGGAATACAAATACAGAATCAGGAAATACACCTGTAAGTTTATCAAAACCATTTTCAACAGGAGACCCATTACCAATGGATACAACAGGAATGCCTACTGAAGTAGCAGAAGCAGTAACAAGAGATTATAGTGGTTTAATGAAGGCAATTGATAAGAAAAAAAGGAAAAAATAAAACCATAAATGCCCATAACAAATTCTATAATACATCATCACCCTTTAGATATAAATAAAGACATAACTATAGGAGTTGCTTTACCTTTAGATGAAACAAATATGTTTAAGGGTACTAAAACAACCACAGAACAATCTAAAACTAATCTTATTAGTCTTTTACTAACATATCCAGGAGAAAGAATAAATTTACCAATTTATGGAGTAGGTTTAAAACAACTTTTATTTGAACAAAAAATAGATCTACCAACTCTAAAGGATAAAATAGAAAAACAAGTAAATTATTATTTACCTAATTTAATTATAAGAAAAGTAACAACAGATATATCAGAGGATAAACATACTATATTTATTAATATAACATATAGTGTTAGATCAAATGGGGCCACAGACACTATCCAATTAAATTTTAGCTAATGGCTTATACAAAAGTATCAAATAAAACACAAGATAAAGATGTAAAATATCTAAGTAAAGATTATAATTCATATAAAAATCAATTAATAGAATTTACTCAAACTTATTTCCCTAATAACTTTAATGATTTTAGTGAAGGTAATCCAGGAATGATGTTCCTTGAAATGGCGGCTTATGTAGGTGATGTTTTATCTTTTTACACAGATACACAATTAAGAGAAATATTCCTTCAATTAGCTGAAGATAAAGAAAGTTTATATAATTTAGCTTATTCTTTAGGATATAAACCAAGAAACAGCACAGCAGCTTCTGCTATATTAGATTTATCCCAATTAGTACCCTCTATAAACAGAAATGGAGATAATCTCCCTGATTATGATTATGCTGTAAATATACAAGAAGGCTCGACATTTACTGGAAATACTGGGGGAAATATTTTTTACACTACAAAAGACACAGACTTTTCCTTTTCTTCATCATTTTCCCCAACCGAAGTAAGTATATTCCAATATGATAGTTTAAAT